GGACTGATGGATGCGTTTTCCCTCTGGAAGCGCATCTTGACCAGTGACGAAAAGACAGAGCTTTACAACGGCGGCAACGGCCTGGATTACGACGATTGGGCAGATACTGGTGAAGCATCTGCCGCCGGGCGGCTTTTGCTCTTGGGCGTGGGGTAGGCGAGGCGAGAACTAACAAGGGGCAGGGCGATGACCACGACGGCAAAAGTCTATCGGTACGAAGGCAACGAAGAGTACGCGCAGGTGCTGTGCCTGCTCGACGCGAGCGGCAACGAGCATCCCGTCGGCGGCATGGTCTTCGCCACCAGCGTCGCCGGCAGCGGCTCGGCCGACACGATTCAGCACGTCACGCCGACGAGCGGCCTGCCCGTTCAGCCGCAGACCGGATCGTCCTGGGCGGTGACCAACGCAGCGCTGACGGTGACGGGAGGCGGGGTCGAAGCGTCGTCGCTGCGCGTCACGATCGCCAGCGATTCCACCGGCTTGCTCTCGATCGACGACAACGGCAGCTCGATCACCGTCGATGGCACGGTGGCTGCGACGCAGAGCGGCACGTGGAGCATCACCAACATTTCGGGCACAATCAGCCTGCCGACGGGCGCCGCCACGGCGGACAATCAAACGACCGCAAACACGGCCCTCGCCGCGATTCAGGCCGCCGTTGAAACGCTCGACAACGCGATCAGCGGAAACGAGATCCAAGCCGACGTCTTGTCGGTGATCCCCGGCACGGCGGCCACCTCGCTGGGCAAGGCCGAAGATGCAGCGCACGCCAGCGGCGACGTCGGCGTCTTCATGCTCGGCGTGCGACGCGATACGCCGACTTCCGGCGCCGACACCGACGGCGACTATGCGGCCCTGTCCCTTGATGCATCGGGCCAGCTCCGTACGGTCGTTGGCAACACGGTGACGGTGACCGGCACGGTGACGGCGGCGCAGGCCACGGCCGCCAATCTCAACATGACCGAGGCCAACAGCGCGGCCATCGCCGCATCTCTTGGCGTCCTTGACGATTGGGACGAGTCCGATCGGGCGAAGGTGAACCTGATCGCCGGCCAGGCGGGCATCACGGCGGGCGCTGGCTCCGTGGGGGCTAGCACCCCTCGCGTCACGCTCGCCTCCAACGATCCAGCGGTGGTTGCGCTGACAACGCTCGATGATGTGGTGAAGCTTTCCGGCGGCTTGACGGTCGGCGATCTTCACATGTACGCAATCGGGGGCTATGAATCGGCTACGGCGCGCGCGTGGGCGATGAACTCTTCAGGCCACGGATTTGTGGTCAACGGCGGCACGTTCGCCGTGCAGGTCGATGGCTCGGCCCTGACGGCTTTGCAGCTCATCGACGATTGCATCTTCACGGACGATGCGGCGTTCACGCCCGGCACGTCGAAGGTGGCCGTCATTGGCGCCCAGTGCGACGACGACTCGACCGACCTGGTGGACGAAGGGGACGCCGGCGCTCTTCGCATGACGAAGGAGCGAAAGCTGCGATCGGTCGCGGCCCTCGACTCGGCGGCCATGCAGTCCGGCAATGATGAGGTCACGCCCAAATTCGCCGTCATCAATGCCTCGTCGAGCGGCGACAACACGATCGTGGCCGCGGTGGCGAGCAAGAAGCTTCGCGTTCTCTCCTGCGTGATCGTCGCCTCGGGAACCGTGACGGTGCGATTTGAGAGCGGGGCAGCAGGGACGGCTCTTACGGGCCAAATCGATCTGACGGCTCAGACTGGCTTCTCGGCCCCGTTTTCCCCGGTCGGCCACTTCGAGACGGCAGCCAACACGCTCCTGAATCTTGAGCTATCGGGAGCCGTGAAGGCCGCGGGCTGGCTCGTCTATATCGAAGTGGACTAAGGCCCACCCATGCACGCCGCTTGGCAAATACTCCTTTGGTTTACCGGCTTCGGCCAGGGCGACGAGACACCGCCGCCCCCGGCCCGAGTTATCAGCTTTTGTGACGAGGAGCTGTTGGCTCCAGCGTTCGCCACTGAATCACTTAGCTCGGCCACACTTACTAATGAAACCCTCTTGGCTCCGACGTTCTCCAGTGAGGAGCTGCTCAACGGGATGTGCTGCTGATGGCCCTAACACAAGAGGAAAGGCGTATCGCCGAGGGATCAACCCCGATCTATCGAGCCACGCTGCAAGATGAGGATGGCACGGCTATCCCGCTCGCAGACATCGACTCTATGACCCTCACACTCAAGGACGTGAGGACCGGCCAGGCCATCAACAGCCGCTCAGCCCAAGACGTGCTGAATACGAATGGTGTGACCATCCACGCTACCAGTGGACTGCTCACCTGGCAGATGGAGGAAGAGGACACACCCATCATTGGCTCAGCCCATCCCAAGCCCAACCAGGTCGAGCAGCACAAAGCGATCTTTCGTTGGACCTATGACACCGATAGGCACGGCGTGCACGTTGTGCTGCTCGATGTTGTGCAGATCGACGACGAGGTGTTGGAAGAAGATCCCTAATGCCCAAGCGGCCGGCCACCTACCAACCGAGCAAGCCCAAGGCCGTCGGTCAGATGCAGCGTGGCACATCCTGCCAACGAGGCTACGACCGCCAATGGCGCAAGGCACGTGCCCAGTACCTTAGCGAGCATCCCCTCTGCGTCGATTGCGATCGACAGGGCCGAGTGATCGAGGCAACGATCGTCGATCACAAGACTCCCCACCGCGGCGATCTCGAGCTGTTCTGGGACGTCACTAACTGGCAGCCACTCTGCAAGAGCTGCCACGACACCAAGACAGCCCGCGGCGGCTGACGGCAGGGGGGGGGTGAAAAACTGGCAAAGCGTTTTGCCGTAGACCGTCGCTCCCGCGCGCGTGAATTTTCGCGAAATTCAGAGGTTTTCCAATGGCCCCCCGCGGGCGTCCGCCCAAACCGACGCAAACGAAGAAGCTCGAGGGAAACCCGGGCAAGCGCCCACTCTCCGAAGCGGAGCCGAAAGCCGCCGGCAGACCGATGCGCCCCGAGAGCTTGACGGGCGACGCCGCTTGGCTGTGGGATCAGGTCGTCGAGGAGCTGGGCAGCTCGGGCGTGGCAAAGCAGATCGACACGGCCATGCTCTGGAGCCTCTGCGAAATGTGGGGCTTCTACCGTCGCGCGGCCAAGGCGGCTGAAGAGCATCCCTTCGACAAAGACGTCCGGATCGCAGTGACCGGCTACTGGTCGGCCTTCGAACGCGCGGCCTCCAAGTTCGGCCTCGACCCGGCAACCAGGTCGAGGCTGCGAACGGGCAACGAGGACAAGCCCGAGGATCCGCTCGCTCGGTTCGGAATCGTGGGATGAGAAACGCGAAGAGCCTGGCACAGCTCAAGATCGATGCACGCAACGCGGGTTGGCCCTGGCCGATCGAGCGGCCGCACGACGAGCGCGCACTGGTCGAAGGCTGCCGGGTGGACTTCGCAGCCGCCGAGCGAGTGCGAACCTTTTACGAAGTCTTCCTCCGCGTTCCCAAGTCAGCCGAGGAGATCGAAGCGACCGGCTCGGGAATGAAGCCTTTCGAGCTTCTCCAGTGGTGGTATCGCGACGTGCTCGGCCCGATCTTCGGATGGAAGCGGCCCGACGGGCGCCGCCGGTTCAACCGCGCCTTCGTGACGACCGGCAAGAAGTCTGGCAAAAGCACGGTCCTCTCGGGCCTGCCGCCCTACATGATCTGCGCCGACGGCGAAGAGGAGGCCGAAGCCTACTCCGCCGCGGTCGATCGCGACCAGGCAAGCATCATCTACCGCAAGGCCAGCCGCTGCGTGAAGGATAGCCCGCACCTGTCGCGGATCCTCAGGCGCATCGACAGCCAAAAGCGAATCGTCCATCACGCCACCGGCTCTTGGTATGAGGCAATTGCCTCCGACGCGGACTCGGCGGACGGCAAGAACCCGCATCTGCTGATTGTGGACGAGCTGCACCGCTGGCGCGACAAGGAGTTTTTCAACGCGTTGATTTATGGCGACATCGCCCGGCGGCAGCCGCTCTTTTTCATCATCACCACCGCCGGCGACGACATGCACTCGGTGGGCTACGAAGAGTACGAGTACGCCAAGCGGCTGCTCGACGGCGAGCACTACTCGATGGCCCATTTCGCGTTCATCGCTGAGGCGGCGCCCGAGCGAGAGTGGGACGATCCGGAAGGCTGGCTCGAGGCCAACCCTGGCTTACGCGAGGGCTTTGGAAATGTGCAGAAGCTGCAGGAGAACTGCGACGCCGCGAAGCAGACGCCGCGCAAGATCAGAGAGTTCCAGCGGTTCATCTGCAACCGCTGGGTGGACTGCGGCGAGGATCCCTGGCTCTCCCGCGCCGCGTGGGACGCCTGCGGCGATCCGCGTTACGCCTGGCCCGAGGCAGGCACGGAGGTTTGGCTGGGGCTCGATCTGGCCACGGTGCAAGACGTCGCCGCGCTGGCGATCGCCTGGTGGGTCGGCGAGCTGCTCGCCTTGGCGTGGCGGCTCTACCTCCCGGCGGACAACCTCAAGGATCGCGAGGAGGCGTGGCGCGTGCCGCTTCGCCAGTGGGCCAAGGACGGCTGGCTCACGCTGACCACCGGCAACTCGATCGACTATGCCTGGATTCGCCGCGACATCTCGGGCGTCGTGCTCGACGAGCGCGGCCAGCCCGTCGCGGAGCGCTTCGCCGGCTGCCTCGAAGACACGCTTCGCGTGCAGGCCGTGGCCTACGATCCGTGGAATGCCTCCCAGCTCGTGACGGAGCTGGGCGAATACGACGGCCTGCCGGTGATCGAGTTCCGCCAGGGGTACGCCACGCTCAACACGCCGAGCAAAGAGTTCGAGCGGCGGGTCGCCAGCGGAAGGATCCGCCACGGCGGCAATCCCGCCGCGGCCTGGATGGTCGGCAACTGTGTCGTGGACATCGACCCGGCCGGCAACATCAAGCCCAACAAAAAGAAGTCCCGCCTCAAGATCGACGCCGTCGTGGCGGCGATCATGGCGTCCGCCCTGGCCATCCGCGACGGCGCCGGCGACGAGGATGGCAGCCCTGGAAACCCCGTGGAGTTGATATGAAACCAAAACTGCCCGCGCTCGATTCCAACCAGCGTTGCCTCGCCGTGTTCGCGGCTGGGGTGGCCGCAATCCTGGCCGGCGTCGCCTGCTACGACTGGCGGGTCGCCCTGATCCTGACCGGCTTTGTCGCCCTCGCCGCCGCCCTGCTCTGCTATGAGGAGCCGAAGGCTTAATGGTCCTGCCTTCGTTTCAACGCGCCTTCGGCCGGCTCGCTTCGGGGCTCCAGCTCCGCGCGACGCCCGAGAATCCGCGATATAGCCTGAACGATCCCAATCTCTGGGAGATGATATTCGGCGGCGCCCGCGACAACGACGCGGGCGTGCCGGTCAACCATGCCAAGGCGCTGAGCTTTCCGCCGGTGTTTCAAGCGGTCACCATGATCGCCGGGGACATCGCGACCTTGCCGCTCGACGCCTACCAGCGCGTCGGCAAGAAGGATCGCGAGTCAGCGGACAATCACGTCGCCTATAACCTGGTCCGCCGGCAAGCCAACGACGAGCAGACGGCCGTCGTCTTCTGGGAGCTGCTGATGTGCTACGCCCTGCTGTGGGGCAAGGGCTACGCCATGATCGACCAGGACGGGGCCGGCAATCCGCTGGGGCTCTATCCGCTGCTGCCCGATCGCACCGGACCCGAGCGGCACAACGGCCAGCTCGTCTACGTCAGCGAGATCGACGGCAAGCTGAAGGTCTTCTTTCCGCACGAAGTGCTGGCGATCGAGCGGCCCAAGATCCTCAGCCAAGTGCCCTGCGACCTGGTGGATGCGTCCCGCGAGCAGATTGCCGCGGGCCTCGCCGCCCACAAGTTCGCGGCCCGCTTCTTCAAGCACGGGGGACGCAAGGGCGGCATCCTCGAGCTGCCGGCGGCGGTCAACAAGAGCCGCCGCGACGAGCTGGAGGCGGGCTTCCGCAAGACCTACGAGGGCGCCGAGAACCCGTTCAAGACCGTGGTGCTGCGCGAGGGCGCCAAGTTTCACGAGGCCCAAGCGTCGCTGGCTGATTCGCAAATGATCGAGGCCCGCCAAGAGTCGGTCCGCGACGTGGCCCGCTACTTCAACCTCGCGCCCAGCCGCCTGGGCGTCGAGGACGGGACGAGCTACGCCAGCAAGGAGGAGGATCGCCAGAGCTACCTCGATCGCACGCTGGGCGTGTGGCTGGCCAAGATCTGCGCGGAGTGCTGGGCCAAGCTCCTCTCGCCCGCGGAGCGGCGCCGCGACAGCCACTACTTCGAGCACAACACGAACGCCCTCTTGCGCACCAACACCACGGCCCGGTACCAGGCTTACGCGATCGGCATCCGCAATCGATTCCTCACGCCCAACGACGCCCGCCGCGCCGAGAACCTGGAGCCGCTCGAGGGCGGCGACGAGGTGCTCGTTGCGCCGGGCATGGGCCAGCAAAGCCAGCTCAACAGCGAGCAGGCGGGCGCAGGCAACGCCGACGACGGATCCTCGGGCAACAAGGATCCCGACACGCAGGACACGGGCGGACCGCCGCCCGATGAGTCGAGCCGCCAGCATCGCCGCCGGCGGTGGACTTACAACCTTGGCGCACGAGCGCGGCACAAGTCGCGGAACGCCAAGGCTTACCTGGAGTGGGTTGACGGCGGACTGGCCTCGCACCGCCAGGAGTTGGCCGAGCTGCTGCCCGAGGCCGACGCCGCCGAAATTCTCAGGCCGATCCTCGCCGCACTGCGAACGGCCGCCGAAACGCACACCGCCGCGGACCTGGCCGCGGCGGTGGATGACCTCATGACCTTTTACGAGATCAACGCATGACCACCAATCTCACAGAACGACGCTTCCTCCCGTCCGCCGCGGCGGCCATTCGCGCCGAGGCCCGCGCCGATGGCCAAGGCGAGAAGATCACCGGCGTGGCCGCGGTCTACTACCGCGCGGGCGACGCTGGCACGGAATACGAACTCTACCGCGGCATGTGCGGCCGCATCGTCGAGCGGATCATGCCCGGCGCTTTCGACCGCGCCCTGAAGGAGGCCCACGACGTGCGGGGCCTGTTCAACCACAACCCCTCACAGATCCTCGGGCGGACCAAGAGCGGCACGCTGCGGCTGTCGCTCGACGCCGCCGGCCTGCGCTACGAGATCGACCCGCCTGACACCCAGGCTGGGCGCGACACGCTGACGAGCATTAAGCGGGGCGATGTGACCGGCTCGAGCTTCTCGTTCTGGGCCAAGCGGGTCGTCTGGATTCAAGAGGAGGAGACCGACATTCGCCAGATCGAGGACGTCGATCTGCTCGACGTGGCGCCCGTGACCTTCCCGGCCTACCAAGGCGCCTCGGTGGACGTTTCGGGACGCTCCGCTGAAGACATCGAGGCGCTGCTGGCGGATCACAAGCGCTGGAAAGAAAGCCGCCAGAGCGAGGCTTCCCGCGGCGAAGCGGTGGCCGTCCGGGCCCGCGCCGTGGCGGTCTCGGCGGGCGTTTTCTAGCCTGCGCGGTAGCGTACAGCGCTGGGGCGGCGGCGCTAATTGCCACGCCGTCAAACGCCAGTAAGATCGAAGCGAACACCTGCGAAATGATGCGCAGACCGAGCGGCCGCAAACGCCGCAGTCTGCCGCGATGGGACATCCTTTGGACTTGCCCTGTCGCCGGCGGACCGCGGCGTTTCTCTTTTGCCCGTCCTCGCCGGCCCTACTCCGAATCCGGAATTCACCGAAGCCCATGACACTGCAACAACTCCAAGAGCGCCGCAACGAGCTGGCCGTCAAGATCAAGGAATTCGCCAAGCGCCATGCCGACCAGGGCGGCAAGTGGAAGGACGACGAGGAGCGGCAGAACTGGGAGAAGCTCAACGCCGACTACGACGCGGTCATCGCCCAGATGGACGCGGCCCGCGCCGCGGCCGAAGTCTCCGCCCGCGCCGCACGCGTCCAAGAGCAGCAAGACGCCAGCCAGCGCGGGGCGCCTCCGCGGACCGACTTCAGTCCGCCCGCGCCGACGCCCGACACGCGCCACGCCGGCACGGTCGATGAGGAGACGCGGGCCTTGGCGCTCGCCGGCTTCTGCCGCGCTCAGTTCGGCCGCCAGCTCGACAACGAGCACGTGCAGGCGATGCAGCGTTGCAATATTCATCCCTGGCAGCGGGAGCTGATCCTCGACCTGGGCGACTCGCGGAACGTCCGCCAGATCCAGGCCAGCTATCGCTCGGCCCACCACTCGCGTTCGCGCGAGGAGGCGGAGCGCCGGGCCGCGATGAGCGCCTTCACCTACGCCACCGGCGGAGCGCTCGTGCCGTCGTCGTTTATGACGCAGCTCGAAATCAACATGCTCGCCTGGGGCGGATTGCTCCAAGTCGCCGATACGCTCAATACCCAGAGCGGCGAGGAGATGAGCTGGCCCACCGCCGACGACACCTCGAACGAAGGCGAGCAAGTCGGCGAGAACGCCAACATCGACAACAGCAATGCGGGCGGACCGCTGCCCAGCTTCGGCGCCGTGAAGTGGAACGCCTACACCTTCAGCTCGAAGGCCATCCTCGTTCCCTACTATCTGTTCGAGGACTCGTTCACCGAGCTGCCCTCGATCCTCGGCTCCTTCATGGGCGAGCGGCTGGGCCGCACGATCAATCGCAAATGCACGCTGGGCTCCGGCGCCAACGAGCCCAAGGGCATCGTCACCGCGTCCACCCTGGGCGTGACCGCGGCCAGCGCCACGGCGATCGACTTCGACGAGGTGATCCAGCTCGAGCACAGCGTCGATCCCGCTTACCGCACCGGCGCGGGCTATATGTGCCACGACGCCGTCGTGCTCGCCCTCCGCTTGCTCAAGGACGGCAACGGCCAATACCTCTGGCAGAGCGGCGTGGCGAACAACCGGCCCGACACGCTCAACGGCAGCCCGCTGGCCATCAATCAGTCGATGGCCAACTCCGTGGCCGCCGACGCCAAGACGCTGCTCTATGGGCAGCTCAGCCGCTACAAGATCCGCCGCGTCCGCCAGGTCCGCGTCTACCGGCTCGAGGAGCGCTACCGCGACAAGGATCAGGACGGCTTTATCGCGCTCTTGCGAGCCGACGGCAACCTGCTGACCGCGGGCACCGCCCCGGTCAAGCACCTCGTCCAAGCCAGCTCCTAAGCCGCGGCCCCATGATTCGACTGCTGATGATTCGCTACGGGCCGGGCTACTACCAGCCGGCTGGCGCCACGCTGAGCCTGAGCGACGGCGAGGAGCAAAGCCTCGTCGCCGCCGGTCGCGCGGTGTATGTCGAGCCCCCGCGGATCGAAACGGCCGTCGCGGAGGCGATCAACCTCTCGGAGCCGGCGGCCTGTGCTTGCTCCACGCCCACGCCCACTCCCAAACCAATTCGCAAAAGGCCCACGAAACGATGAACGGCCATCTCACTGATCTCGTCAAAACGATCCGCGTCAAGAACGCGGTCGTCGCCGGCACGTCCGACCAGGACACCTCCGTGGTGGACATGGCCGGCTATGACGCCTGCCGCTTCATTTGGCTCTTGGGCGACGTGACCACGTCGAGCGTGCTGCAAGCCGAGGGCTTTAGCAACTCCGCGTCTTCGACCAGCAGCCCGAGTCCGGTCGAGGAGGCCGAGACCGAGGCCTTCACCGCGGGCGCCAGCGACGCCGACAACAAGCTGCTGATCGTGGACATGTTCAAGCCCACGGGCCGCTACGTGTTCTCGCGCCTCAATCGCGCCGACCAGAACGCGGTCATCGACGGCTGCATCTGCGAGCTGTACCGCACGCGCTCGCAGCCGCAAACCGCCGACAGCTCCGTCTTGGCGCAAGTCAAGGACGTCGCCGGCGGCATCGCGTAAGGCCAAGCCTGCACCGCTTTGCACCCCTTTGCACCACTTCACGCTAGGCCGCGCCGATGAGCACGTACAACTCCAAGGTTTACCGCAAGCGAGGCGGCGATGAGATGGTCGTCGCCTCGGGCGGCACGCTGACCATTGAGGCGGGCGGCACGCTCAATAATGCCGGGACGATCGCCAACGCCGGCACGCAAACCTTTGACGAAATCGCCGCCAACGACGCCTCGCTGGCAATCACCGGCCTGGCCGCGACGGCCGGCACGGGCGGCGCGGTGGCGATCGCCGGCGGCGCCACAACCACGTCGGGCGTGGGCGGCGTCGCCTCGCTGACGGGCGGCGCCGGCTCGGGCGCTGACCTGGGCGGAGCTGCGACCGTCACCGGCGGACTGGGCGGCGCGACCAACGCGGCAGGCGGCGCGGCCACCGTCACCGCAGGCGCGGGGCAAGGCACGGGCGCGGGCGCTGTGGCGAGTGTCGTCGGCGGCGCGTCGGGCGCTGGCGCGACGGGCAACGGCGGCAATGCGTCCCTCACGGGCGGCGCGGCAGCCTCCACAAACGGCTCCGGCGGAAGCGTGGTTCTCACGCCGGGAGCGAAGGCCGGCAGCGGCATCGCGGGCGGCAACTTCCTCCGCTCGTCCACGGGCCAGCACTGGAGGCAGCAGACCGCCGCCACCGCCAAGGCGGATGGCGCCGAAACCGTCACCGCGGCCCAGATGATCAATGGGATCGTCGTCTTCACCGTCACCGAGGCGCGGACGCTGACGACCCCGACCGGCGCGGCGTTGGTGGCTGGAGCGCCGGCGGCGCTCGCGGCGGGCGACAGCTTCGACTTCCACCTGATCACCCTCGGGGCGGGCGCGGACGACATCGCCACGCTGACGGCGGGCGATGGGGACGTGACCTTCGTGGGAAACGTCACCGTGGGGCCGAGCAGCGTCACGAACAACGCCTATGGCACCTGGCGATTCCGTTACACCGGCGCCAATGCGTGGGTCGGCTACCGCATCGGGTAAGGAATTCGAATGCACGTTCAACGCCACGTCGTCACGATCGTCACCGACGCCTCGGGCGACGCCATCGGCTATACGCCGAACGTCACCGGGCGCGTGCTGGGCATTCGCTACGTGAAGACCGACTACGCCAACGGCGTGGACTTCACGATCACGGCGTTGGCGACCGGCGAGGCGATTATGGCCGGGACCGACGTGAACGCCTCGGCCTCGTTCTATCCTCGCGTGGGCGTGACCGACGCGGCGGGCGCCGCGGCGACGCTCGATGGCACGCGGCTCGCGCGAGACGCCGTCCACGTCGCCAACGACCGCGTCAAGATCGTCGTCGCCTCGGGCGGCGACACCAAGACCGGCACGTTCCACGTGATCGTCGGCTAAAGCATGGGCTCCTACTCGCTGCTCCGCGTCACGCCTCCCACCGCTCGGCCGCTCACGGTCGAGCAGGCCAAGAAGGCGTGCGACCTGGACGAGACGAGCACCGCCCACGACCTGGAGATCGACGCGCTGATTGAAGCCGCCGTCGAGCAGGCCGAGCAATCCACCGACCGACAGCTTTGCGAGGCGGAGTACGAGCTGCGGCTGCGAGCCTTCCCCCTGGGCTGCCGGCCGATCCGGCTCCCCAAGCCGCCGCTCTTGAGCGTCGAAGCGATTAAGTACCTCGACGCCGACGGCGACGAGCAGACGCTGGCCCCTGCGGCCTATCGCGTCAGTCAGGGCCGCGAGCCCGCGCAGATCGAGCTGGCCTTTGGCCAGTTCTGGCCCGTCACCTACCCAGTCGATGAGGCCGTGACGATTGAATACACCGCCGGCTACGGCGACGCGGAGGCTGTCCCCAAGCTCCTCCGCCAGGGGTTGACGCTCCTGGTGCGTCGCTGGTTCCTGGAGCCGGACGCCAAAGACGAATTGCCGCCCGCGGTCCGCTCGATCTTCCAAGCGCACACGGCGGGCGACGAGTTCACGGAGTACGAGCCACATGACCAGCGACTCTAAGACGAGCGCGGCCCGCGCCGCGCTCTTTGCCGCCCTGGGGCAACTGGCGGATCGCGAAGGCGATCGCAGCCAGCTTGCCGGCGGACGGCAGCACGAGGTGTCGCTGGCGATCAAAGGCGCGGTGGATGACCAGCCGCTGTTCACGATCTGTCGCGGACAACTGGCCATCGGCGTCGATGCGACCCGCGTCTCGAGCTCCGCCTGCTCGTCCGCCGAGCTGGTGGCGCACTTGCTCACGTTCATTCCCAAGACGCGGCGGGCCGCGGCCCTGACGCAGCTCGTCGAGGCGTATCGGCTCGCGGGCGGCAAGCTGCCCGTCGAGGAGGAGCTGAAAGCGGCCGCCGAGACGGCCCTCAAAAAGCTCCGCCAGGAGAAGACGATCACGGTTCGCGGCAGCGTCCGCTACGACTACGAGCTGACCGCGTGAGGGCCTCCCGATCCAAGCGCAAGACAGAGCGCATCACGCTCTGGCGCGTCGTGACCACGCGCGACGAAGCCGGCCAGCCAGTCGAGGGCGATCCGCTCCGGCTGGCGGACGGCTTCGCCGCGATCGAGACCGTCAGCGGCGGGGAGGCCAGCCGCGGACGCCAGGTTGATGCCACCGCCTCGCACCTGGTGGAGATCTGGGCCGTCCAAGGCCTGCGCGCCGGCGACTGGGTGGAGTGGGAAGGCAAGCGGCTCAACATCCTGGCAGTCCTCGACCGCAGCGGCCGCCGGGTCGAACAGGAGCTGCCCTGCAAGAGCGACGAATAAGCCCCAATCTCAAATCTCAAATCTCAAATCTCAAATCTGAAATCTCAAAATGCCCAACGGCACTTTCGCCATCAATCTTTCGATCGCTGGCGTCTCGATCAGCAAGACGATCACCCGCACGGCGGACCATCCGGAGGCCTTCGTGATCGACCTGCCCGTGGGTGCCACGGGCACGCTCAGCACCCGCACCGACAACGACACGGGCGTGGTCACGGCGGCCAACCACGGCCTGCTCCAAGGCGACAAGGTCGATGTTTACTGGGCCGCCGGCCGCCGCTACGGGATGGAGGTCTCCAGCGTCAGCGGCAACCTGGTGACCGTCGGGACCGACGCGGGGCACGTGGGCGCGGGAGACAATTTCCCCATCGCCACCACGGCCGTGACGATCGTCAAGCAGGTCCTGGTCAACGCCACCATCGACGGCGACGCGGCGGAGCTGATCGGCGTCTCGCTGGAGTACACGTCCACCGGCGGCAAGGGGCACGTCTCATTCTTCGACGCGGCAGACGACGAGATCGTCGCCGTGGACCTGGTGGGCAATGTGCCGCAGGTCCACGACATCGCGGGCGGGGCGACCAATCCCTTCACGGGCGACGTGATCACCTACGCGATGGCGAGCAACGGCTCCTCGACGCTGGCCGGCACGCTCAAGGTGCTGGTGCTCGCCGACTCCACGCCGTAACCGAAGCCAAGCATGTCCGCAATTCGCACCTCGATCAAGGAGGCCGGCAACGTCGATGCGCTGCTCGGGCGTCTCCCGCTGGAGATGCGCGAGAAGCGGATCAAGAAGGCGCTGAAGAAGGCCATCGGCGTCGTTGTGAAGGAGGCGAAAAGACGGGCTCCCAAGCCGGGCTATCCCGGCGACAAGCCGGACAAGAAGCCGCTCAAAGACACGATCGGCAGCGTGATCCGCGGCCAAGGAGACAAGATCATCGCCGTCGGCGGACCGCTCTATCCGGCGGGCGCCCACGGGCACCTGATCGAGGACGGGCACCAGGAAGTTCTCTGGGGCCAGCCGACCGGCCGCCGCGTCCCCGCCTATCCGTTCCTGCGGCCCGCCGCGGACGAGACCAAAGAACAGCAGACCCAAGCCATGATCGACGAGCTGAAAAAGCCGCTGACCTAGCCCGGAAAAATGCCCGCACAGGACCTCGCCGCCGCGCTGACTGCACACCTGGCCGATTCGGCCAGCGTGGGCGCCTTGGTCGGCTCGAGGATCTGGCCGGACGTGCTGCCCAAGGACGCGGCCCAGCCGGCGCTGGTCTACACGGTCGTCAGCTCCGTCAGCCACGAATCGCTCGAGGGCGGCGTGGGCACGGCCACCAGCCGCGTGCAGATCGACAGCTACGCCGCCACGCGAATCGGAGCCAACCAGCTTTCCACGGCGGTCCGCCAGGCTCTTCAGGGCCTGGTGGGCGACCTCGACGAGCTGCCTGTCAGCTCGATCATGTGCGTCGGCGCCCGCCGTTACCAAGTGGACCTGGCCGCCGACGGCAGCCGCGTTCACCGCTACCTGACCCTTCAAGACTACTCCATCGTCCACGACGAGGACTAAAGACAAGCCATGCCCAAGCTGACCGGCAACGGAACGACGATCACCTTCGGAACCACGGGCTTCACCGCCGAGTGGATTGAACTGGGCGGCCCCACGCACACCCGCGGCGACATGGAGACCAGCCACCTCGAGACCGAGGACTACAAGACCTATCAGCCCGAGGACCTCGCCGAGCCGGGCGAGCTGTCGGGCCGCTGCTATTTCACTCCGGGCTTGGGCGAAGACGAGCTGATCCTGGAGGATCCCGAGCCGGTCACGATCACTTACGCGGGCGGCGGCACCCTTTCCGGCACGGCCTATTGCAAGAGCTTCAAGGCCGGCGATCTCAAGAACAATGAGCTGTCCGTGGCCGAAGTGGGGCTCAAGTTCGACGGGCTCACCGGCCCGGCGTACACCGGCGCCTAAGCCGGCCGCTTCGTTCGCTCGCTCCCAACCCCCCAAGGAAAAACCCCCGATGCCCGCTCTCGCCGATCTCGAAATTCGCCCGCATCCGGCTCAGGCCCGTGCGCCGGGCACTCGCAAGCCGCTCTTTTATTCCGACGGCACGCCCGTGCCGCTCTTTCCCGACCAGCGCAGTATTTGGCTGGGCGGCGCCCTGGTGGGCTACACGGGCACGGCGCCCGAGGCCCCGATCACGCTGATCCGCCGGCAGCCGGCCCATATCCGGGGGCTGATCCTGGACGCGGTCCGCCGCGAGCTGGGCACGCAGCCCAAGGGCATCTCTCAGCCTCCCAGCCACGAAGACGTCCTCGCCGCCGAGCGGGAGCGATTGTCTCAATACGACTCGCCGGAGGACGACGACTCCGACGGCGACGACGAGTAACGCGGGGAGCCTGGGAGTGGGAGACGACGGGGGAGACGCCCCGCTCCCGCTCCCTGCGTTGGCTCCTCGCACCGAACTTTCCCCCTTTCCCCCTTTCCCCCTTTCGATTCATGCTCACACGCGAACAAATCCAGCGGGCTGACGACAAACGCCTCGAGCCTGTCCCTTGTCCCGAGTGGGGCGGCAGCCTCTACGTCCGCAATCTCAGCGGCGAGGAGCTTTCGCTCTGGCACGACGAGATGGACAAGCGCAAGACCGGCAAGCAGCGGCGCCTCGCCAGCAGCCGCGGCCTCAAGGGCCGGCTGATCGTGCTGGCCGCCTGCGACGCCGAAGGCCGCCAGGTCTTCAGCGCCGAGGACGCCGACTGGCTGGAGACCAAGAACGCCGCCGTCCTCAATCGCCTCTGGGAGGCGGCCTGCAAGCTCTCCGGGCTGGGCGAGGACGAGCAGGAGCAGATCGCAAAAAACTCCGACGCCGCCCCGAGCTAAGGTTCTGGCTCTTCCTCGCTCGCTCGCTGGGCATGACCTACGGCGAGGCCAAGCAGAGGATCCCGGCCTGGGAGTATCACCTCTGGCAGGAGGAATACCGGCAGCGGCCTTGGGGCGACGACTGGCAGCAGGCCGCGACGGTCGCGGCGGCCACGCACAACGCCGGGGAGCTGGTCCGCCAGGCGGTCCTCGCCGCGGCGGGCTGCGAGACCAAGGCGAACCTCGTCTCGGAGCGGCACTTCCTGCCCACGGCCCAGCCGGAGCCTGACCCCGCGCAGCGCCCGCTCTCGGAGGACGAGGCGGAGCGGCGAGCCAAGGCCCGCTGGGGATGAAGTCTGAAATTTGAAATCTCAAATCTGAAATCTCAAACATGCCCACCGTCGGCGAGCTGGCGTATATCGTCAGCGCAGACACGTCGAAATTCACCAAGGGCATGGTCGCCTCGAAGGCGGAATTGCGCGAGGCCAAGAAGGTCTTCGAGGCCACCCGCACGCCGGCGGAGAAATACGGCGCCGAGGTGCAGAAGCTCGACAATCTGCACAAGAAAGGCGCCATCGACGCCGAGACCCATCGGCGCGCGGTGAAGCGCGCGGCGGACTCTTACCGCGAGGCGACCGGCAGCGCCAAGAGCTTCGGCGCGGCCATGTCGTCCTTCCTCGGGAACCTGGGCGCGAACGCGGCGAGCCTCGGCATCGGCAAGCTCATCAGCGAGATCAAGCAGGGCCTCAGCGAAGTGATGAACTTCCAGCAGGCCATGGCCAACAGCACGGCCATCGCCGGCGAGGTGTCTGCGGCTGGCTTCGCCAAGATGGAGTCGCAGGCGCACCGCATCGCCTACCAAACGAAGTTCTCGGCAACCGAGGCGGCGCAGGGCTACGAGTTCCTGATCAGCTCGGGCCTGAACGCGGAGCAAGCCGTCGCGGCCTCTGGCGTGACGGCGAAGTTCGCGCAGGCCGGCACGATGGATCTGGCGAACGCCACGAAGTATTTGACCGACGCCCAGGGCGCGTTGGGGCTCAAGTCTGCGGACGTCACCGAGAATATGCGGCAGATGCAGCGCGTGGGCGACGTGCTGACCAAGGGCAACATGATCTCGACGGCCAGCGTGGAGGACATGTCCAAAGCGCTCACCACCAAGGCCGCCACGGCGGCGCGCCTGGTGGGAATGGAACTGGAAGAGGTCGCAGGCTGGATCGCCGTGCTGGCGGACCAAGGCATCAAAGGCGAGGAGGCGGGCACCAACTTCGCCATCACGCTCCGCGAACTGCAATCGGCGTCGCTGGAGAATGCCGACGCCTTCAAGAAGGCCAAGATCGCGGTGTTCGACCAGCGAGGGGAGCTGCGGAAGCTGGCCGACATCGTGGGCGACATGGAAAAGCGTCTCGGCAGCATGTCGGACGCGGAGAAGAAGGCCGAGCTTGCGGCTTTGGGCTTTACTGACAAGTCCATGGGCACGATCCAAGCGATGCTGGGCATGAGCGAGAAGGGCCGCGACTTCGTCGAGCAGATGCAGAAAGCTGCCGGCACGCTCGATGATGTGGCGTCGAAGAAGTTTCCCGCGCTCGCGCAGGCCTTGCACCAAACGAAAGCCGTCTGGGATGCCTTCCTCACGCAGTCCCTCACGCCGACGGCGGACGCGATGGGCAAGATGGCCACGCAAGACATGCCCATGATGGGCAAGGGCCTCGCGTTCCTGCTGGATGCAACCGACGCCTTGAGCCAGAGCTGGCAGGGCTGGCAGACGCTGGCGGCCAATGTTGGGGCGCTCCCGCTGGAGGCAATCAACGCGCTCGCGGGGGCCGTAATCAATTTTGAAAACGAGCTGCGGCGCATGGCGGGCCTGGAGGCGATCAAGCCGAAGTGGCTCGCGGACTCTCGGGAAATGGCGCTCGCCGCGGGCAAGGCGGCGGACGACTCCGTCAAGGCCTGGGAGAAATTGAACAAGCAAGAGACCCGCGGCGAAAAGTTCCGCCGCCAGTTTGAGGAGATGACGCGACCGCTCGACAACGGCGGCGAGGCGGCGAAGACCAAGGCGGCAGCAGACCCCAATGCGCAGGCCGCGCTGGATTCCATGCTTGGCTCCTATGACCCGCCCAAGAACCGCGACGAGTGGCTCAAGGCGCTCGACATGACCCCCACGCTCTCGCCGCTGGACGCCTACCGCAAGCGTCTGGATGACATTCAGAAGGCCTACAAAGAAGCGGGCATCTCGGCCAAGGAGATGGCGGAGGCAAACGAGCAGGCGCTGCACAAGCTGCTGGGCGTGAAGGGAGCGGACGACCCGTTCACCGCGTTCAAAGCTCGGTTGGATGAGATCGCCATGCTCGACCTCGAGGGCAAATTCAAAACGCCCAAACAGCACGACGCCGCAATGAAGCAGGCGCAGGACCAGCTCCGCAAGGACGCGGGAATCATGGAGCCCAAGAAGGATCCTTTCGCCGCCGCCAAGGAGAAATTCGCGGCCCTGCAAAAGTACGCCGAGGCCAATCCGGCCGACCAGGCCGGGATCCGGGCCACCGCGAAGTCGATCCAGGACGAGTTTGCGAAGTCCATCGAAAAAACAGATCCCTCCAAGGCAACCGTGGGCGGCAGCCTGGCCCGCGGCTCCGCGGAAGCTTTTCGCTTGCAGGCGGAGCGGAATGGGGCGGGCAAAGGCCAGAACATCCAGGAAAAGCAACTCAAGGCACTGGAGACGATCGCTCGTCGTTTGCTGGAAGCCCCGCCGCTCACCATCACGACGATCTGATAGGGGCAACTCTCGACTATGGGCACCTTCGACAGCCATCCGCTGTACGCCAACTTCCAGCAAGACGCGGAAGGGAATCGCACCTACAAGGTCACTCACCAGGTGCTGACGAGCGACAAGCTCGACGGCCCCCGCTCCGTGGCCCTCTCAATGGGCATCGACTACACCACTTCCTATAGCTTCGGCAACGAGGTGGACGCCGGCGCGTATTTCACCGGCGGCCTTTCCAGCCTGTTTGTCGAGGACCAGGGCGCCCGCAAGAAATACCGCGTCGAGGTCGAGTACAGCACCAAGGCCAAGAAGCGCTGCGACGAGGTGCAGATTGACGACCCGCTCTTGATCCCGCCCGACATCAGCGGCGACTTCGCCCAGTTCCAGAAGCCCTTCATCAAGGACAAGGACGGCAGGCCCTACCTCAACAGCTCACGGCAGCCCTTCGTGGACGTGCCGAAGGACGACAGCCGCCCCACGCTCAAGATCAAGAAGAACTTCGCCTCGATCAGCCTGGCCCAGTTCGTGGAATACGCCGACGCGGTCAACAGCGACACCTTCTTCGGGCTGCCCGAGCGGATCTGGAAGATGCAGCGGATTGCCTGGAGCCGCGCCTTCTTGGGCTCCTGCGGGCCGTACTATCCGGTCGAGTTAGAGATGCACGCCAACTGGGAGACCTGGGACTTCTCCGAGGTCGATCGCGGCTTTTACGAGCTGGTGACGGACGGCTCGGGGAGCGGCTCGATCAGCGTCTCCGGCGTGAGTGATTGCTCGGGGGACAAGCGCGTGCTGATCACCGACGCTCGCGGCCACCCGCTCAATGAGGCCTCGCCGCTGGACGGCGCCGGCAAAGCGCTCGGTCCCTGCGCGGAGCTGGTCTATATCGAGGCCCGCGGCTACCGCGAGCTTCCCTACGCCGCGCTCGGAATCCCCACCAGCCTATGACCGCCGTCTTCGACGACCGCAGCATCGAGAAGATCAAGGAGGTGGTCCGCCTCGTGCTGCGCGAGTCGCGCAACGGCGCACCCGGCAGCCGGCCTCCCAAGACGATCAGCTACACGGGCGTGATCGGCAAGGTCGTCGAGGGCCCGATCACCGGCCTCTGCCGCGGCCAGCCGGGCCGGGGCAAGATCAAGGTCTATCGCCTCGACCTGGAGGGCGAGGACCTGGAGCCGTTCCTGGACGAGGCCGGCGACGAGGTCCTGCTGGACGTCCGCAACCTTTCCGCCGCGGTCGGCGAGGGGGCCTGGGTCTACTGCGATCACGACCGCTTCGGCACGCTCTGGCTGGTCCACGTGCGGCCCACGCTGCGGCGGGTCTACGATCGCGACGTCCGCTTCGCCTCGAATACGAACTGCGAAGGCGGCAGCGGCGAAGGGGGCAGCGAAGCGGCGGCGGAGAGCGGCGACGAAAGCTGCAAGATGGAAATCGGCTGCCGCGTGCACTACGTCTACGGGCTGAGCGACGAGGAGGCCAGCTCGCTCGAGCTGGAGATGGCCTGCCCGACCAGCGAGAGCGGCAGTGCAAGCGGGAGCCAGAGCGGCGGCAGCGCCAGCACCAGTGAAAGCCTCAGCGGCAGCGCCAGCACCAGCGACGCGGGCTGCGACGTGGCCTTCGAGGGCGAGGATTACGCCTGGAAAGACCTGATCAAATTCACCAAGGTCAACGACGTGCTGACCGACGTCTACGACGCCGGCGACTGCTCGGTCGACGGCAAGGCGGTGGACATCTGGGTCCCCTGCGCCTGCGAGCCAGTCACCGTCGATCTGATCGAGGGCGAGTGCTGCGAAGACAGCGGCAGCGGCGGGAGCGCATAGGCACATGGCCCTGACGTTCACAAGCCGCGGAGTGCTGTTTCGCGAGCGCGGCTTGGCAATGGCTCTGGCCTGCTGCTGCGACTGCCCCTGCGGATCGTCGCCTCCAGATATTCCCGAAACATTGACGGCAACACTTAGCGATCAGTCTGGGGAGGCGGTGTGCCTGCCAGGCTCCTTTGAGCTTGTCTGGGACGGCAACGGGACCTGGGTCGCAGTGCTGCAAGGAGGTGGCATCGACCATAGCTGCCTGATCGGGGACCTGACGTTCCAACTCCGCTGCGGCAGCGGCGGCTACACGGTTCAAATGGGCTGCTTTGGGACGCTCCACGATCTTGAGCGGGTGAGCCAGGAGTGCAATCCACTCCGGCTTGAGTTCGCCTTCAACGTGACCGACCCGGTGGGCGCGTGCTTAACGGGCAGCTTTTCGTTGGTTGTAGGATGATTTCATGACACTGCGTCTGACGGCCGCCCGCCGCGGCGAACCGGTCATCGAGCGCCCCAAGCAAACGCCTCACGTCGCGGTGAAGACCTCGCCCGCCGCACGGCTCGATCCGCCCGGGCCGCCGCGGCCGGCCGGAGCGCCGCGCGTGGTCTGGGCCGTGGGCGTGACCACCGCCCCCCGCAAGCAAGGCACGCTCGCCCGCACACTCCAGAGCCTTGCCGACGCCGGCTGGCGCGAAGCCTATCTCTTTGCCGATGGCCCGGTCGATCCGCCGCGCATCGAACGGCTCAAGCTCACTACGATCCGCCGCAACACCAGCTCCGGGATCTACGCCAACTGGCTCCTTGCGGCCCTGGAGCTGTGGCTCCGCCATCCGACGGCCCAGCGGCTGCTCTTGATCCAGGACGACACGGTCTTCTGTCGCGGCGTGCGCGAGTACCTGGAGCGCTCGCCTCTGCCCAAGGACGGCCTGATCTCGCTCTATACGGCCCGCGGTCGCGACGCGAAGAGCGACGGCTTCCACGCCGTGGCGCCTCGGCTCTCGGGCATGGGCGCCCTGGCCTGGGTTTTCACTCCCGCGATTCTGCACGCCCTGCTCGCCGACAAGCAATTCCTGGCGCACCGGCTGAGCAAGAAGGGCCACAAGCACATCGACACGGCGGTGGCGCACCACTGCATCCGCCGCCGCGTGCCGCAATACCACCACACGCCCAGCCTGGCCCAGCACATCGGCGACACGAGCACCGTCGGCCACGGCTCGAACACCGGCCGGCGCCGCTCCGCAAGTTTTCCCGGCGAGCAGTTCGACGCTCGCACGCTCCTGGCCGATCTCAAATCTCAAATCTCAAATCTCAAATCTCCGCCGCTGCCCGCTCGCATTCCCCTGCCGCCCGGCAAGACCCGCCGCAGCGACGCCGGGCTGGAGAGCTGGGAGTCCTGGCTCGTCGCGCACGTGCCGGCGAGAGGCCGCGTGGCAATCGACGTCGGCGCGAACACCGGCGCCTGGACCGCCTCGCTCGCCAAGCGGTTTGCGCGGGTCGTCGCCATCGAGCCGGTGCAGGCGATGGCCGCGGCGATCGGCGAGCGGCGGCTGGTGAACGTCGAGGTTCACCGAGCGGCGGCCTGGTCGGAGCTGGGCGAGGTCACGCTCCGCGTGCGCGATGATCAGTCCGCGATCGAGGGCGCCGACGTGCATGAAGGCTTCGCGGAGCCCAAGTCGCTGGTCTCCGTGCCGGCCCTGCCGCTCGATTGGATGGCCCTGGTCGAGGTCGATTTTGTGAAGATCGACACCGAGGGCGCCGAGGTCCGCGTGCTGCAAGGCGCGGTCGAGACGCTGAAGCGCTGCCGGCCCAAGCTGGTCGTCGAGTGCCATGCCGCGGCCTACCGCGAAGAAGCCTCCCGCCTGCTGGCCTCGTTGGGCTATCGCGTGACGATCGTCCGTCACCCCGCCTACCGCCGCGGCCAAGCGGCCTATGAGCATCACTGCTGGCTTGTGGCCGCCCCTGCCCACGTCCCGCTTGTAGCTACAAAAATCCCACCAGCCAAGCCGGCTCCGGCCTCCAAGGGAAAGCGTCCGCGCGTGGGCCTGGTGGGCTACAACACCGCCACGGGCCTGGGCTATCAGAACCGCGGCCTGGCCGCCCACGTGGCCGACACCTGGTTCATTAAGGGGCATTCGACGCTGCCGACGCTGCCGGTCCGCGGCGCGATCGAGGACTGCGACCTGCACGTCTGCCCGGCGAAATGTCCGCAGGAAGAGGGAAAGCTCAAGGAGTGGCTGCGGAGGATCGACGTGCTGCTCTTTTGCGAGCGCAAGGTGACGAAGTCCAATCTGCTCGCCCTGGCCAAGAAGGCCGGCGTGCCGATCGTCTGCGTGCCCAATCACGAGTGGCTTCCCGAGGGGCTGGGGGGCTGGCTCAAAAGCGTCGATCTCTTCCTCTCGCCCACGCGGCACACGCACGAGCTGCTGCTCTCTCGCGGCTATCGCTCGGAGCTGGTCCCCTGGCCGATCGACGTGGAGCAATTCCCCTTTCGCACACGTGAGAAGCTCGAGCGGTTCTTGTTCGTCGAAGGCCGCGGCGGCGTGAACGAGCGGAAAGGCTCCCTCGTCGTAGCCCGAGCGGCGCGACTGGCGCCGGAGATTCCGCTCTTGGTCTATTCGCAGCTTGGCCGCCGCGACCGCTGGCCGGCGCACGTCGAGGTCCGCGCGGCCCGCTCGCCGGCGGAGCTGTACCGCGAGGGCGATGCGCTGCTCGCGCCGTCGCGGGTCGAAGGGCTGGGACTTCAGCTCCTGGAGGCTCAGGCCGCCGGCCTGCCGCTGATCACCACGGACGCCGCTCCGATGCGAGAGCACAACGCCTGGCGCCTCTTGCCGGCCACGTCCACCCGCGAGAAGTTTGGTCGCATCGTGGATGCCTGGGACGTGCGGCCCGAGGACTTGGCCGCCACGATGCGGGAGCTGCTCGGGGCCGACGTCGCCGCGGCCAGCCAGGCGGCGCGGGAGTGGGTCGAGCGCGAGCATGGCTGGGGCGTCCGCGGCCCCGAGATCGAGGGCCAGCTTGCGGCGCTCGCCGAAAGACACGCCAAGCGAGCCGCCTAGAATTCAGCGAACGCGACCACCGCGGCGGGCCTCTATGACCCTACGAGTCATAGGCTCATACCTAGGAAGCGAGACCATGGGCAAGGCACACCGACCGACGCCGCCGCTCTCGGAGCAGCTCCGCCAGGCGGTGCTGCAAATGGGCGTCAGCAGCTCCGCGCTGGCCCGCGCCACGGGCCTCTCCGAGTGGAGCGCCCGCCGCTTCCTCGAGCAGCCCGCCGCCGAGCACTGGAGCAGCACGCTCGACGCCATCGCCCGCTTCGCGGGCCTCCGCCTAGCCCGGCCTCGTCGCCCCGCTTGCTGCCGCAGGCAAGACGCGCGCGTGGCGTAGGCCGCTCAGATCGAGCTGCCGTCGCCCAGGCTCGGATTGGCGATCAGATTCACCAGGCGAGTGAAGACCGTCTCGTCCACGCCGGCGCCGGCGTGGACCGCCAACAACTCCACGATGCGGCAGCGATCCTCGATCACTGCCGCGGTTGCGTCTGCTTGCCGCTCGCCGGCGGCACGCACCAGGTGGAGGGCTTGCTCAAGTTGCTGGGGGCTCATCGGGTGCTTGTCGCTTGAGCGGCGGGGGCTGCGGACGATCCTCGTCGAGCTGCCGCGGGTCGATATAGTTCGCCTCGGTGACGGCCCGAGTGCGATGGCCGGCGTGCTGGGTGCCTGCTCCACGTTGCTGGCGTTCGACCGCAGTTATACTCGCCCGGCGGATCCATTTGAATGTGCCAGGCCGAATCTTGGCGTCTGAGACGAGCCGTCCAAAGGCCACATAAAACTGATCTCGCCGACACCACAGGGGCCAGATCAGCCGGCGGGGCGGATCCGCGCAGCAGCGTTCGATCTCCGCGAGCGTCTGCGGTCGCAGCATGACAAGCACGTCGTCGCCCGTCTTGCTCTGGCGGACGACGATCTTCTCGCCGACGATCGCAGTGCGCTCCAGGGCCAGCAGATCGCCGAGCCGCAAGGCACTGTCCCACGCCGTGAGGATCAGCGACCTCCAAAACACGTCTCTGGGGATCTGCGTCGTGGCGAATCGTCCGGTGGCCTGGTCGGCCATCTCGAGCAGGTGATCGACCTCCTCGGGCGTCCAGGCCGTGGGGATCGTCCGGCGTTTTTTGAGACGCCGGATCTTTCGCGGAGCGTTGTCCGTCAGCCCCTCCTCGAAGGCAAACCGCCAGAGCGTCAGCAGGTTGCCGCGGCGAGTCCGCACGGTGTCGGCGGCCCGGTTCTCCTTGAGCCAATCGACGTATCCGTTGAAAGTCTCCCGCTGGAAATCGTCTGTCGTCAGGGGCTTGCCCGCCCACCGCTGCCAGGCCCCCACGGCCCAACGAAGCTGATCCTTCGCCCCTTTCGAAAGCCCCTCCTCATGATTTTCTGCGTAGCGATCGATCAGCGCATAGAGTGAAATTGGGTTGCCCATCTGCCTCTCGGTTCCAAAGGTGCCCCATCCTTTGCCCGCCCCTGGGCTTGGGCTGTGACTCATTTTTCGTGCCGAACTGGCGCTCTTGCCCTAAGTCCTTAAATAGTCCGGCGGGAGCCGCGGCGACGCTCCGCGGCGTTGGTAACATTTACAGGCCGGCGTGTCTTTCTTTCACCCGGCGAACCGGAGGCCCGCTTTCCCACTTTGCCGATCCCGCGTAGATCGAGCAGCTCCTGCGGCCTTTGCAACGGCCCCATTTCTTGACCTTCGTTCGAGTCCTAGCGGGGTAGCTTGCCTAAGAAGATGGGATTTCGGCACTTAGTGCCGAGCCTAGTGGGCCTCCAGCCAACACTGTGATTCGCCGATTTGCAAAGTCAAGACGGACGAATTAGGTAAAGATGGAGGCCAAAATCACCAGCGTAGTACAGGCCGTACTACGCTGGTTGCCGCGAATGCTTGCACGGCGCCCGGGCCGTGTCACAATAGAAGTCGGCCTTCTGTATCAGCTCTGGACCCTTCGGTGTTGATCGGATGTGCAAATCTACGGAGGCTGACTTTCAGCCCTCCTGGCGACGGCCAGGGGGGCTTTTTCATGCGCACTTTTCGTGGCGAACCGCGCCGGCGCGCATTACGATAGGTCGAAATCCGGTCGTCGTTCCTTGGTGGAGGAGTCCATGCACACCACTCACACCGCCCTGTTGGGCGTCGTCTGCGCGCTGGCCGCGCTGCTGCACTTCTGCTCTCCGGCTGCTCGCGCCCGAGAGTGGCTCGACAAGACCGAGAAGGTCAAGACTGAGGCTGAGTTCATCAGCCTCGACGGGAACGCGGTGAAACTGCGAAAACCGGACGGCCAAGAGCTGAGCGTTCCGCTGGACGAGCTTTCCTTTGGCGACCGGCGGCACGTTCGGCTGATCAAGTCCGACGGGCTCTACAAGGAATTCCTCGAATATTGTGAGCCGTTGAGGGGCCGCGCGTCCGAAAGCACCAGGGCGAAAATTCGCAGCAGTGAAGATCTCTTAAAGGACTATAAGGCCGGCCGCATCAACCCGCAGGTCGGTGGAATATCCACAACGGGAACGGGCGACAAAAGGCGGGTCGCCTTCCCATCGAAACAATTCAAGGAAACCCAGATCAATCGACTCGAGGGCGAGATCGCAAGGCTGGAGCGAGTGCTTCTCGCCGTCCGCACCGCGGGCCCCGCGTGGATTCCGACGCTTCCCCATCCGCCGAAGGTTGGAAGATTCGGCGAGTGGCCTTTTGACGTGGAAGTGATTCAGGTTATTGACAAGGACAACATGATCGGCGACTGGGCTGGAGAATCGGTTTGGATGCGAACCTCAACGGCTGGCATCGTTGATGGACGGACTTACCGCTCCAAAGGCAAGGCCTGGAAAATCTCCGGCACAAAAACCTACACCACAGCAATTGGAGGGTCGAAGACGGTTTTGTTTGCCGAGCGTGTTCCGATCCCCAAGTGATCGGCCTGGTGGTGTACAATCACATCGCATGGATTCCAGGCCGCCCTGGACCCTCGGCCCTCTCTGCCTTTGCCGGAGAGGGCCTTTTCATGCGCCCGGCAGATTTGTAAAGCCAGGTTTACAAAACCAACAATCCTATGAAACTCTTTGCGATCGCCGATCCATCGCCGGAAGTGTTTGCGGAAATACTCCGCTCCACCGGCGCTCGCATCAACAGCGGCCCCTTCGCTCTGCATGGGAAAGTTCCCTTCTACAGTTGGCGCCGCGTCGGCGATCGCATCATCGTGGAGGTGACGATCAGGATTGAGACGCCGCTCACCGTGCTGACAACTGCACCAGACGGCAGCGCCGTCAATGTCCAATTGATCGACCAAGTGCCATCGCAGGCCCCGCTGCCCAGTCTGCTGCGATGGGTCGCCAAACGGCAATATCAGCGGTTTCTTCGCACGGGCCGTCTGATTTGAGCCAGAATTTCTTTGCCTTCTCTGGCAAGCACTTCGGGAGAATCTTTTCGGACCTTTGCTTGACACGGTTGGTCAATTCGCTAAATTCGGACCCTGCACATCCGAGGCGCCGCGTCGTGCGGGGCCTCACCGAATTAAGTCTAGAGCTTCGAAGCGTTCGCTTCGTTCGCCGCAGCCGACGGGTTTGCGGCGGATCTTCCAAGCGAATCCTCTTCGGCGCTCGCCACCTCGCTTGACGCTCGCCCCCTAACAAATCACGCCGCGCGGCGGCTTCTTGGATGTTCATGGTTCTCCGAAACGCTCGTTGAAGCGGGGAGCCTCGCGCGGCTTTATCGTGCATGGACCTGGCGGCCCGTCATCGGCTGACGGCTGAATAGGCATGCGGCAGGATGTCGCGCCGCCAGGACCCTTTTTCTTCGTGCACGAGGTTCGTGGGCGAACGCCGGGCGGAAGGGTCCGATCGTCCATGCAACCTGCTGTCTTGGCGCCTTCGCGCCGCGTCTCTGACTTGCGCTGCCTCCAGTGCGGCGCCGACCTCCCCGAGGATCTCTTCTCGCGGTTCACCACGTGGGCCCGGCTTGCCGATCACGGCTATCAGCCCGGCGAGTATGTCTTCTGGCATCCCACCGGCTGGCTGTTGACCGTCGTCAAGGCGCCCCTCGCCACTCCGTCCCAAAGCCAATCCCCGAGCGAAAAAGTGCGGGCGGTCTTCTGCGCCTGCTCCAGCCCCTTCCCGATTGGATGGAAGCCGGCGGAAGGCGTGCCGTGCGTCTCCGTCCCGGAATTCCAGGCTGCCAGGCTCGCCCTGCGCCGCCTGCTGGCGCGCGCCCGCCGCGCCGCTGCGGCTCCTCTCAACTAGGAGCCGCCCGTGTCCACCATCACCGTGATCCCCGGCGACGGCTGCCTGTCGCCTGGGGAAGGCTTTGCCGTGCCCTGCGCCCGCTGTAGACGCTGCCTGGTCGTGCGCCAGGAGCTGACCGTGCTCCGCGTCGGCTTGATGCGGACCGGCACGGCCGTGCGGTTCCTCTGCCCGCGCTGCGACGCCCTCACCGCGCCGCCCTCGTCCAACCGCCTGGAGCGATTCCTCACACGTCTCGGCCTGCGGCGCCGACGACGGACGCCGGCGCCGAGCGAGATCTCGGCGACGATCCGCATGCGCAAGGAGGTTGATCCCGATGGCCCATGAGCGCAGCAATCTCCCTGCGGCTCTACGCCGCCGACGAGGAGGACTCGGCCAGCTCGGAGGAATCCTCCAGCGAGGGAAAACCCTCCGCCGACTGGACGCTCTCGGAGTTTTACGCCCGCTGGTTCACGCCCGTGGTCTTGCGTGGCCGGCCGCGTCCACCGGATGCGGCGACGCTCGCCGGCTATGGCGAGGCGCTGCGCTGGTGGGCGCGGCTCACGGGCGAGCCCTCGCTGCGGTCGATCGACGATGCGACCGTCGCCCGCTTCACCAGCGGCCTGGCCGAGGCGCCGGGCCGGCGCGGAGACCGCCTGGCCGCAGGCACCCGCCGCAAGCACGCCCTGCGGATCGGCGCGGTGCTCGCCGCCACTGGCCCGCGTCGCGAGCGGCGGCCTGGCGCCCGGCTGATCGATCCGCCCGCCGTGCCGCTTCCCGATCCCGAGCCGCACGAGCCCGAGGCGCCGACGCTCGACGAGCTGCGGCAGCTCTACGCCGCCGCGGAGCGGATGACGCGGCCCAAGCTGCTGATCCCGCCGGTGCACTGGTGGCGTGCGCTACTCGTCGTGGGCTACACGACCGGGCTGCGAATCAACACGCTGCTCGAGCTGCGTTGGTCCTGGATCGACTTCGAGACCAGCGAGATTCGCGTGCCCAAGGAGTCGATGAAAGGCCGCCGCCGGGCGCATACGGCCCGGCTCTCGGTCGAGGCTCAGGCCCATCTGGCCAAGATCAATCTGGGCTATCCCCGCTGCTTTCCCTGGCCCGTCCATCGCCGCCGGCTGGACGACGCTTGGGATCGCCTGGTGACGCTGGCCGGCCTCGATCCGAAGTCGAGCCGCCTCTCTGGCTTCCATGCCCTCCGCCGGAGCCACGCGACGGAGATGGCCGCGGAAAACCCCCTGGCGGCGAGCCTCAGCCTGGGGCACCGGTCCAACAGCCACGGCCAAAACCTCTTGGCCGACTGCTACGCCGATCGCCGGCTGATCGACAGCACCCTCGCCAAGCTTCCCTCGTTCGTTCCCGCCGAGCCGCTCGAGCGGCAGCTTTCCCTCTTTTGAAAAGGGGAAGCAAGTGACCCTCGCCAGGCTCGACGAAGTTGTCGCCTTCGACGAGGAGGGCGGCATTGTCGGTTTGCAATTTGACGGGCGCGCCCGCCGCATTCAAGAAGCCCAGGAGCGCAAGGAGGCCCAGGAGTTCGCCGAACTCGTTGCGAGGCTGGAACGGCGCAACTGGGCCAAGCGATCCCGCGCGACGCCCGAGGGCTACGAGCGGCAGCGGGCCGCCATGATCCGCTACCGCGAGGCGAACCGCGCACGCATGCGGCAGTTGGAGCGGGATCGAAGGCGCCGCAAGTACGAAGAGAATCCGGTCGTCAATAAGTGCCAAGAGTGCGGGCGAGAGTGGCCAGCGCCCTACGAGAAGTGCAACAAGCGATCCCGCTTCTGCTCGCGCTCGTGTCGCAATCGAAACCACGGACGCACGAGGGTGCGGCCAACGCTGGGCATCCGGCAAATGGACGTGAGGGAGGCCATTTTCGCCGCTCTGCGGCCCGACGTCGGAGCGACGGCCAAAGCAATTGCCAAGGCCGTCGGCGGCAAGGAGCCCTCGGTGAAGACGCTGCTCTCACGCATGGCGAGGGCCGGCGAGATTGCCAGCGACCGACGGCGCCCAGCGCTTTATTCACTTAAACCCCCTTCCTCCCCGTAAGTGAGACCCGATCCCGTCGCCGGGGACGAGTGACCTATGAGCCCAGCCGAAACATCAGCGCTGACGCCCGCCCAGCTTGAAGCGGTCGATTACGTCGTCGCCAAGGACCTCGACGAGGAGGTCGAGTTCTACGCCCGGCGCGAGAGGCCCAACGACCCCACGAATCCCACGAACGCCGCCAACCGGCAAGCACGCGAGGAGCGTGACACCGTGCGGCGACACCTTCGCAGCATGGAGGAATTGCTCAAGTGACGGATCAAGAAATCCTCGATCTCATTGCCGAGGCCCAGCGAGCCTCGCTGTCGCGGCTGACGGAGCACTACACGCCCTGGCTCTGGCGGCTGGTGAATCAGTTGCACAAGCGAGTGCCACGCCGCGTCGATGCGGGCGACTTGTTCCAGCAGGCCTGGCTGGGGCTGCGGGCAGGGGTGCTAGGCTATCGCCTCGAGCGGGCCAATCACGGCAACCCCAAAACCTACCTGCGCCGCCGAGTGCTCGGCGCCATGCTTGACTGGCTGCGCGACGGCGCGGACTGGTGGACCTGCCGTCCGTCGCTGGGGAAGATTCCGCCCAAGTGCGGCTCGCTCGACGAACTGCCCGACGGCGACGGCGACAACGCGCCGCCCGCCGACCTGCGCCATCCGGGAGTCGAGGACCACTCGCTGCTCAAACTTGAGCGGCAGGACTTCCGCGACTGGCTGCTCCGGCCGCTCGCCAAGCGAGACCGGATCCTGGTGCTCGACTACTACGTCGAGCAGAAGCCCATGAAGCGGATCGGCGAGGAGCTAGGGCTGGCCGAGTCCACGGTCTCGATAAACCACACCCGGATCGTCAAGCAGCTTCGCCAAAGGCTCGAGTCGCGCCAGGAGGCGCTGACCTGATGAGGCAACGCGTCGCCACCGGAGATCTGTTCGCGGAGCTGGACCGCCCGGCGAAGCTCCGCGCTTTGGATCGTCTGGCGCTGCCCGGCGCCACCCGGAGGCAGACGCGCAATGTCCGCGAACTCTTGCGCCGCCTCGAGATGCTGGACTCCGGCCGCCTGGCCGAGCGTCAACGCAGCATCGTCGAGCTGGCGTACTTTCTCGAATGGAGCCGCAACACCGTCCTGCGCACCGTCCACCTGGCCGAGTCGCACGGATTGCTCGACGTCACGCGCCGGCGTGACCCGCGCACCAAGGCCCAGCTCGAGAACGAGTACGCGGTGAACTGGCCCGCGATCCGCCGCCTGGCGGAGCGCAAGCCAGCGACTGACCCGCGCGGAGATCCGCCGCTGCCTCAGGGAGAGACCCCCCGAAAGCCCCCGTGCCAAAATGGGACTACCCAGTCCCAAAACGGCACCCCCCCCGTCCCAAAATGGGACTCGCATAAGGAAGACCCGGTTCTTTCTTGTACTACTAGTCTGCGCAGTTCTACCCTTCCTCTCCTAACCAGGGAGTGGACGGGAGTGGTTGGAGATCTGCTCAAGAGGGGAGTCGGGGGCGCGGAGCCGGCCTGCCGCAAGGCGATCGACGCCGGCGCGAGCGTCGAGGACGTGCTGCGGCTGATCGCCCACTGGGACGCTCGTCCCGGCGCTTGGGGCGAGGGAGCGCTCTACCTGCGGATCGTACGGCAGCGGCCGGGGCTGCCGATCGACGCCGCATGGGATCCCATGCGGCCCGGCTGGGAGGCTCGTCAGCGGCAAGCCGCGCAAGCGGCGAGCGGCGGGCAGCTCGAGCGGAGCGCCGCGGAGGCGAGGCGTCGCCAGGCCGATGACGTGGCCCGGCGGCGAGATCTGGAGCGGCGGCACGGAGCCGCCTTGGACGCGATGGACCGCGAGCAGATTGCCGGCCTGGCCGATCGTCTCGGCCCGGCTCTGCGTGCCGCGGCTGCCCAGTTCGGCCCTGCGGCGGTTCGTCCCGACCTGTTGGAGCTTTTGGAGGTTGATCCATGCCAGTTCCCAAGCCCAAGTTCAAGCCCGTTTCCACCCCCTGCCCCGTCGCCGGCTGCCGCGGGCTCTGCAAGCGCACGCACGTGATGTGCGGCGTCTGCTGGCGCCACGTTCCCAAGGCGATTCGCGATCGCGTCTGGAGCGAGTTTCTCGCTCAGCCCAAGAGCGTCGAGCACCTGGCCGCGATCGACGACGCGATCGCCTGGGCGGAGAGCGGCGTGGGCCGCGAGCGGCAGGAGGCTCGGTCATGACCACGAAGTCCAAACGTACGGGCCAAGCGTTGACAGCCGTCAAGCAAACCACCTTCGCCGCCGACGAGCATCGCAACACGCCCGGGCGCTGCCCGGGCTGCGGCTCGATCCTCGTTCAGACAACGAGCGGCACGGTCTGCTACGAGGCCGCGATGGGCCACTGCGAGCGGACCGGCATTCAGCCCGCCTTCCACCCGCCGCACGCCGGCGGGGACAAGCTGGGCCGCGTGGCTCGCATTCAAGCCTTTGACTGGAGAGTGTTATGGCGAAGTCGAATGTCCGTGCTGTGATCGTGACCACGGAGTTCCGGGGTGTGTTCTACGGACACCTTGACAGCCGAGACGACGAACGGCGGGCGGTCACGCTGACCAACGCTCGCTGCGCGATCTATTGGGGCACAACCCGAGGCTGGCTGGAGCTGGCCGAGACCGGTCCGACCGGGACAAGCAAGATCGGGGCGATGGCGCCGCGGGTCGAGTTGAACGGAGTAACCGCCGTCGCCGACGTGACCGATCGAGCGCGTGAAGCGTGGGAGGCCCGCAAATGATTTCGGCGAAGGAAGTGATCACCCGCGACGATCTGATCGCCGCCGGCGCCTGCTCGGATGGCGTCGAGGCCTGGCTCAAGCGACGTCGCCTGAGCCTTGTCACAGCCCTGTCGGTGGATGAAGCGCTCGAAAAATCTACGACTCCGGACGAGCGTGGATGGATCGAGAAAGCCGCGGGGCGCTCCGGCTCCGGCTCCGGCTCCGGCTCCGGCTCCGGCTCCGGCTCCGGCTACGGCTCCGGCGACGGCGACGGCTCCGGCTACGGCTCCGGCTACGGCTCCGGCTCCGGCTCCGGCTACGGCTACGGCGACGGCGACGGCTCCGGCGACGGCTACGGCTCCGGCGACGGCGACGGCTCCGGCTCCGGCTCCGGCTACGGCTACGGCTCCGGCGACGGCTCCGGCGACGGCTCCGGCGACGGCGACGGCGACGGCGACGGCTACGGCTACGGCTCCGGCGACGGCTCCGGCGACGGCGACGGCGACGGCGACGGCGACGGCGACGGCGACGGCGACGGCGACGGCGACGGCGACGGCGACGGCGACGGCGACGGCGACGGCGGAGATGAGAATCGGTGATCTATGAGGCCGGCCGACATTCGCCCGCTCGCGTGGGAAACGGATGTGCGCGCGAAACGAGAGGGACGCGACCTGAGATCGGTCGCGTCCCGCCTGACGGACCGCGAATTGAATTACTGGGTGCGATGGCTTCTCGAGCGTGGAACCATGCCCTACGAGCACCGCATCCTCCAAGCCGAGGCAGACCGCCGCGGCATCTCGACGCGCCGTCGCGATGCCGTCGGTCAGCGAATCCTTTTTTGAGACGAGTCTCCAGGCCAAATACTTAGTGAGTACATGCCATGAAACTGACCCCCAAAGAACTTGATTTCCTACTTGAGCGGTTCGATCAGACCGAGCCGGCGATGCAGCGCGAAATCGTTGGCGATTTGATGGTTCGCCTGCATCGTGCCGAGAGAGAGCGAAACTGCTACCGCGAAATAGCTGGGGCTCGCGACGATCTGCTCGTCTGCTACCGGCTTGGGAAGCATCCGAGCGAGAAAGTCTTCAAGCGACTGGATAAGGCGAAGGCGGAGCTTGCCGCACTCGATTCCCAGCAGACGGAAACGACCAACCCTAACACCAAGTGAGAGACATGCGATTTACCGAACATCAGTACGACCAGGCGATCGAGGCCCTGCAAAACGCGAAGCAGCAGCTCGTGCCAGATGGCGCATGTTGCGCCGTTTGCGGTGACAGCGGGCACATGGCTTTCGAGTGCGGCCACAATCCGCTCATCGCAGTCGAGATTTGCAGGGTCATCGCCACTCAAGCCTACAACTTCCATGAAACACTTCACTGGCTCGCGGGCTACGACCAGGCATTTGGCGTGCAACTTGGGCCGGCGAAGGCCGTCATGCCCGAACGCGAGCCCGCGGAGACTGAGTGATGATCGACCAAAAACGACAGTGGCAAGTGTTCGCCGTGGATAAAAAAGGCCATCGGGTAGGCCCGCCCACCTACATTTTGGCGACGACGCGGCAGGGTGCAGAGCGGGCGGGCCTGAGCGTCCTGCGAAGCTTTGGCCTGCGACTGCGGCGAGTCGAGGCGTGCCCCTACGATCCCACGAAGGATTTTGCCATGCACGGGTACGTCCGGAGGATCAGTGAGCCAACGTCCTAAGTTCACGCCATCGAGAGACGGAGTCGAGCGAGCAAACATTCGCGTCGAACTCCGGCTGACTGCGGAGGAGATCGCTGAATTCAAGACGATCGCCAACGACGAAGACCAAACGCTGCGGAGCTGGCTGCGCGACTGCATTTGGGAGGGAATCCACCGTGCTCGCGACGGACGGCGAGAAGATCAGCAAATTGCCGATTAGGCAGATAACAACTGATTATTTACCACATGCCATCGCGCGAATTGAACCACGTTCAAGAACATCCCCTGCCGGGCGATGTGATCGAAATTGTCGAGCGCATCGAGCCAAGCGAGGACGGCGACGAGGCGTTTGACGCCGAGATCATGCTTCGCGTTGTCGCCGTGCAAGAGGATTGGATTTGGTTCAAGCAATACGGCAAGGGCCACACGCTGGCGACGCTTCGCAAATGGCGAGAGCGCATCGGCGCTGCCAAAGGCGGGACCGTAATTCGGGGCGCTGATTGCATGGCGCCGCCAGGATCGAAGGATCGCGAATTGCTTGCGCTGGTCGCGTATATGGTGCGCGATCAAGCGCGAAAGCTTTACGACTCTCGGCTTCAATCGGATCACGACGAGTTCGATCGACTTGTCGGCCTTCTAAACCTGCCCGCGGATCGCCTGTTTGACGCTCTCGATCGAGAGATCAACGGCTCGCGAGCCAGACAAGCAACCTAAAGCGGCAGATACCGAAAGAGTATTTGCACCCTGACAAACCTTACCAAACCATGCAATTAGAAATCCCCTTTCCCGCGAGCGAGTCACCGTTGCACCGCGAGCGCGACCGCCCGCCGGCGATCAAGCCAAAGCACTGGTCGGACTTCATCGACCTCGTGTGCATTCGCGGCGGCGTCCGCTTCACCAAGGAGGCACTGCTCGCCGACTTTCACCAATGCTGCCCCGAGTACAGGGGCATTGCCTCGCTGCGCGAATTGGGCACGCACCATCTCGCCCACTGGGAGTGGTATTGGGAGCGTTGGCGACCGTGGGCCTGCAAGCAATCCTGACCCCAGCGGCATAGACCGAAAGAGTTTTCCATGTGCGACCGACCGCCGCCCGTCTACTGTCACGAGCGACCGTTTCTGACCGAGTACGACCTTCAAATAGACACCGACCCTATGACCACACCAACGAAATCTTGGAAGCCCGGCGACATTATCCGCACGCGAGCGCATAGCGGCGGATTCCGCGTCTGGCGAGTGAACGGCGTCTTCCTGGGAGCCACGAGCCAAGAGTCCGTGATTGAGCTTGAAACGCTGGACCGCGAACGAAACACGGAGGGGCGCATGTGCGTTCCTGTAGAGCTTTTGGATGCCGCGATTGGAGCGTTTTCGGAGTAAAGATTTCCCATGCCTAAGAAACCAAAGAAGGCGACGGCCGAGAGCAAGGAGGCCAAGCAGACCCGGAAAGCCACGGTCGTTTTTGCCTTCAATCCCGACGAAATTCCACCGGCGGCACAGGTCTCGTTGCTCAAACGACTTGCGGACCTGCTGCACGACGCCGGATGCCGGATTACATCGATTCGATCGTTCGACGCGACGATCGACCCTCGCCGCTAAACGGCAGATACCTCGAAAGTACATGCAATGACGGACGCCCCTAAAATCCACGCCCTACTGCACCGGCTTTGGACCAAGGCCGTTGGCGGGACGGAATACGTGAAGGATGAGTGGAAGACGCTTGAGGCGGAAATCACGAGCCTTGCGGGGGAACGGATCAAGCTTCGTGAGGCATGCGAGGCGATCTTGGCTCACGAATGCACGGAGACGCCGTGCATGGTGTGCGCGAATGTCGCGAAGTCCGCGATCAAGGCGAATGTCGGAACGGACGGTACACCGGATGAGAAGCTCAAAGCCGCTCGCCTTGCCAACCTCCGAAAAGAGCTTCGCCTTGCGGGCGATCGTCGTGATTGGTGCGCATGCAATCGGATCGAAGCCGAAATCGAGGAGATCGAGGGCGAATGATCCTAACCGACGACACGCACGCTCTGATGAACCGCCCCGATTTTGACGCACTGCCCGAATATAGCTGCTCGGTCCCAACGGGCGTTGTCATCGGCAAGCGTTGGAAGCGAGGAGAGCCATACGTGGGACCGCGGGACACTTGGTTCTTAGGCGAATACGTCGAGGTTCCAGGACGCCCAGACCTTGCCAGGATTCTCTTTAGAGAAATCGTGATCGACGACTAAACGGCAGATACCCAGCGAGTCTTTGCTCGCGATCAGCAACCCTATCACCAGGTGAGAGACATGCCCCAAGCAACTGTGATCGAAATGGTGTGCCCGCATTGCGGGTGGATGTACGGCAGCGACCGCGGCACGATCGTGCCGCCCCATCCCGACGAGAAGGAGACGAAGCTCTGCCCGGGATCGTTCCAAAAGCCCCGCAATCCCGAGATTGACCTCGGCCCGCTGTGGAAGGATCAGCCACGATGAACCGCTAGGTGCTTGGCCTAGCGCGGCCCCTTACCCCATCGCCCACTAGGGTCTGACCATGGAAACCCCACTCGAAGCCTTCAATCGAACTGTGCCGATTGGCGCCGCCGTCCGCTTCCTCGACGAGCGGGGACAGGCCAGCGAGGGCGTCACGCGCTCGCTGGCCTTTCACAGCCGCCGCGGCGTAGACGTCGTGCTCATCGAGGGCGCCGACTCGCCCGTCCCGATCGCCCGCTGCCAGCCGCTTACGGAGCCTCGCTCGCGTTGAGCCGCGGCGGTCGTGATATAAAGCAGGCAACCACTCTCCGCGGAGACATGGCCAGGCCCGGGGCGCTCGCGACTACGACCGGGCCGCCTTTATTTCTTGAGTCCCACGGCTTTTCCGGCGGGCGCTGTAGCCTACAACGCGAAGCTGGCCTTCTCTCTTTCGCTCGCCGCCGCGGCCCCGTTAGGATGTTTCGCACAGGCAGGGGAACGCGGGAGATCGCGGTGATTTACGGCGAGCTGATCGACGAGACCAACACGGCCTGGACGCTGCGAGTGGCGTCCCGGCTGGGAGACGCCACCGAATTGGGCCTCTTCGGCGACGTCGTATTTCCCAAGGATCGTTGCCGCTTGGAGTGGACGATGATGTTTGGGCTGGCCGGTGTCACAGCGCCCCGCGAGCTGCTTGTCGAGCTGTCGCGCTCTTGCTTTCCGTGACGTCCCGCGGGGCGGAGCACGGCTCGAAAAAGTCGCATACGGCAGGAGCCGGCGGAGCCCACAATGGGCGCCGCAAGTCGCGAGGGCGTTCAGCGCTCGGCGCTGACGGAGATCCTTAGGGATGGGATCCGATGTCCGACAACCAAGCTCTAGGCTCGGGCGATCTTTGCCCGGCGTGCCAGCGGGGGAATCTCTGCATCCGCAGCAGCGCCAAGCGCGGCGTCGTGCAGGTGCGATACCTCCGCTGCCATCTCTGCGATCACCGCGTGCGGCGGACCGACGACGCGGCCACCATCCACCGCCGCAAAGGCCGCGCTGTAGGGCACAACGCTCCCTCGGCGGAGCCCATAGCCGCCGGCGAGGAACGCTCCAACGATACCGATACCGATCCCAATCCAGCATGTGCGCGGCAGGGGCCGGACCAAACCAGCTTAGTGGCTTAATGCCTTAAATGGGTCTGTGAGCCCCCGCCGCGTCTCTCTCAAATCTCAGATCTGAAATCTCAAATCTCCGAGGCCCTCGTGCAAGTCGGCTATTACCAATTTCTCCGCTGGGCCGTCAATCACTCGGCGGACCTGCCGCGGATCTTCGCCACGGCGACGGCGGTCTACGAGGCCGTCGGCGTTCACGACAAATGGGCCGCCCTGAAATCGTTGGGCGACCAGCTCCTTGATCTTCTGGCCGACTTCCCCGTCGGCCTGGTCCAGGGCTTCGCAAGCTGCTCCCCGGTCGAGGCTCAGGCCGTGCATGCCTCGGGGCTCGACCTCGACAAGCTCCGTCAGTTGTACGAGCTGCTCGCGCCGCTCATTCCCGTGCTGCTCAACCTGGCCGCCGCTCGCTAGGCAGGACTCCATGCGATTTCCACAACCGAACCCGCGCGTCCGCGTGGGCCTGCCGACGATCACGATTCATCGACGCTTCTCGTCGATGCCGCTGGCCGCTGATCAGCCGTGGCACCTGGCGGCCGTGGGCGCGCCCGCGGCACATGACGCCGGCCACCGCGGCAACGGCGTGGTCGTCGGAGTCGTGGACAGCGGCGTTGACGCCAGGCACGTGCAGAGCACGGGCCTCCTAGCGCAGGTGATCGCCGCCAAGGACTTCACCTCCAGCCGCAGCGCCCAGTGGGACAAGCTCGGCCACGGCACGCACGTCAGCGGGCTGGTCGCGCAAGTCGCGCCCCGAGCCAAGCTCCTCAGCGCGAAGGCCCTGGGCGATGGCGGCGAGGGGAGCGACCGGGCCATCGCCGAAGCCATTGCGTGGTGCGTCTCCCAAGGCAGCCACGTGATCAATCTCTCGCTGGGCTCGCCGAGCGAGAGTCCGTCGATCTCCGCAGCGATCTCCGCAGCGATCTCCGCCGGCGTGACGGTCGTCTGCGCGTCGGGCAACGAGGGCGACCGCCACGTGAGCTGGCCGGCCAGCGACAATCGCACGATCAGCGTCGGGGCCCTCGACCGCGACCAGCGGCCCGCCGCTTTTTCGTCGCCCTCGAGCGTGGATTGCGCCGCTCCCGGAGTGCGCGTCCGCAGCCTCTACCTCGACGGCGGCTTCGCCGAGCTGTCGGGCACGAGCATGGCGGCTCCCATCGTCACGGGCCTGCTCGCGCTGTTCATCGGTCGGGACTTGGCGAACGGCGTGCAGCTCCTGCCGCACGTGGCCATGCTCGCTCGCTGTCGTGCCGCGTCGATCGACGTGGGGCCGACGGGTCCGGACCGCAAGACGGGCGCGGGTTTGCTGTCGGCCGAGAAGTGGCTCGAGGCGGTCAAGCCCGAGCCGACCGATCCGCCGCCGACGGGCAAGGAGCAACTCGAACTGCTCGTCGGCGGACGGCGATTCCGCTGGTCCGCCGAGCTGGTGGCCTGACAGATCAACACCGGGCAGCCGCTCTGCGGCTCGCCGTTTCCCTGGGGTGAGATGCCGTGATGCTATCGCACTTGCTTTTTTGGAGCGTCTTGGTCGTCGCCATCGTCGGCCTGATGTTCGCTTTGCTGGACGACTGATCGGGGGGCCGCATGGTGATGGGTCCAATCTCGAAAGCCATTCACGACGCGGCCTCGACGCTGGCCGCTCCCGCGGCGGCCGTCGGCGTGACGGCCGTCGTGGCCGCCAATACGTTTGATGCCGGCCAATTCGTGGCCGTGGTCGGCGTGCCGGCGGCGATCCTCTTCGCCTTGCTCTGGCTGGCCTGGCGAGTCTTCGCCGCGATCAAGCCGGACTTGGCCGCCTGGCTGCGAGCCAACACCGCCCTGGCCTCGACGGTCCGCGAGGAGCTGAGCCAGATCCGCACGGCCGTCGAGGCGAACACGCTGGCCATGCGAGGCCTGCGGCGAGAGCTGCGATCCATGCGGGAGCGGGAGCAGTAAGCGATGCGGATTCGAAAGCTCGTGAAGCTGTTCCTCTCGCACTGCCGCGAGTGCCGCAAGCCGAACACGGTGCGCAGCTACGAGTCCCGCATGAAGCCGATCCTGGAGAGCCTGGGCGAACAAAAGCTCGCGTCGATCCGGCTGAGCGACATCGAGTCGCACTTGCACCGGGCCGACCGGCGAGAGGACGGCTCGCTCAAGGCGGCGGACACGCGACGCGCCAACGCCGTCGCCGTGCAGAAGCTTTTCGCTTTTGCCGTGGACCGCGGGCTCCTCGATGAGCCACCGTTCAAGAAGTTGGAGAAGCCGCCGCCGCGCAGGCGGGAGCGGATTCCGACGGCCGCGGAGGACGCAGCGGTCGAGGCCCTTTCGCCGCCGGCCTTTCGCCTGATCCTTCGCGCCTTGCGGCAGTCCGGAGCGAGGCCCAGCGAAATCGCCGGAGCGCAGGTCAGCGATTACGACCGCGAGAAGCGGCTGATCATCCTGCGGGAGCACAAGACCAGCTATACGGGCAAGCCGCGGAAGATTGGCGTGGGAGCCAAGCTGGCGGCGATCCTCGTCGAGGCGATGGGCGAGCGGACCGAGGGGCCGCTGTTTGTGGACGTGAAGGGGCGGGCCTGGACGCCTCAACGATTGAGCAAGCTCTACAAGCGGCTTTGCCGCCGGGCCAAGCTCTCCGAGGAGCTGTGCCTCTACATGCAGCGGCACGCCCACGCCACGGAGCTGTGCGAGAAGGTGGGCGTGCACGCCGCCTCGCAGGCCCTGGGCCATTCGAACATTCAAACGACCATGCGCTACGTTCACACGAACGATGCGCTGCTGGCCAAGAACCAAGACTTGGTTGGCTTGGATGGGGCGGAGCCGCCCCCCGATGCAAAGACTTTGTAGGTATCTGCCGCGCGAGCGGCTTCACACGAAAGGCAGTTTAGGCAATGGCCTTCAATCACATCCATTTCAACGACCAAACCCAATACGGCCGCTTGCTTCGCCGCGCCG